AAATGAGCATCATTCTCAGCATCGTCGCAGACGCCAACCTCAAAGGCATCAAGAGTGCCATTAAAGAATTTGAAAGCCTTAAGACCAACGGAGAAAAGGCATCGTTCGCAATCCGCAAGGCAGCGCTTCCAGCTGCTGCCGCTGTAGCAGGTCTTGCCGCTGCGGGTCTCGCTGCTGCTAAGGCTGCAGCAGATGAAGAACTCGCCATGAAGAAACTGGCGACACAGATTCGAAACAGCACCACAGCCACGGACGCCCAAATTGCTGCCAACGAAGATTTCGTTGCTCAACTTCAGTACACCGCAGCCGTGTCGGACGACGAGCTTCGTCCGGCCCTGTCGACTTTGGTGACAGCCACCAAGGACGTCAGCCATGCACAGCGTTTACTGCAAACGGCATTAAACGTGTCCGCGGCAACCGGCCAAGATTTAGGGTCTGTTTCTGAGGCGCTTTCGCGTGGGTTCTCAGGCAACATGCGATCTCTTGCAGCCTTGTCGCCAGAGCTCAAGACCGCAATCAAGAATGGCGCTGACTTCTCTGACGTGCTCAAGATTCTTGAAAGCAACTTTGGGGGCGCATCTGACGCAGCTGCCAACACCGCATCTGGCTCATTGAAAAAAATGCAAATTGCTTTAGATGACGCTCAGGAAACAATTGGCATGGCGTTAGTTCCTTATCTTGCTGAGTTTGCTAAAGGGCTTCAAAAGGCTGCCACTTTTGTTAGAGAAAACACGCCGCTAGTAATTGGGTTTGCAATCGGCGTAGGCGGTCTCGCCACAGCTCTTTTAGCAGCTAAGGCCGCAATGGTTGTTTACAACACAATCGCCGCAATCACTACTGCAGCAAATACGGCTCTTGCTATTTCGGGTTTCGCCGTCCAGATTGCCACGGGTGTCGGTATTGCCACAGCCATCGCTGGCGCTGCCGCACTTGTCGGTCTTACCGTTATGGTCAGAAACGCCACTAAAGCTCAAGGCGATTATGCCAATGCCACAAACAAGGCAGCAGAAGAAACTGGCTACTTAAAGGTCCAGATTGACAAGGCTCGAGAAGCAGGAGATAGGGCGCGTCAGGCTGAAGCTGCCGGTATTGCTGCCGCCGAAAAAGCCAAGGCCGCATCAGACAAGGCAAGACAAGCCGCTAAGAGTTTGTTTGAAGCCACTAAGAAAGCAATTGAGGGGGCTAAGCAATCTCTCCGCGATTACGCCAGTGGTCTCGCTGACGCCGTGCGCGGCTGGATTTCGCTGAGCAGTGCTGTCTCGGGTGCTACCGATTCAGAGAAGACATACCAAGACGCCCTTAAGGAGCGCATGGATGCCTACGCAGCTCTTAACAAACTGCAGCAGTCTGGTGTTTACACCCAAGAGCAAATGGCAGACGCCACCGAGCGTGTAGCCAAAGCTGAAGCAGGAGTTAACACTGCACAGGCCCAGCGCAAGACATACTCCCAAGCCTTCGCCGAGCAGATTGCAGCTGCCAAAAAATTTGGTGGGCAACTTCAGCAACTTATTGCCGTAGGTCTTGGCAGGTCAGGTCTTGCACAACTTATGAACCTTGGCCCTGTGGCTGGGTCTCAGGTTGCTGGCGATCTTCTTGCTGGCACTGGGGGCATGACTGTTGCTTCTTTAAACGCTGACCTTTCATCTATCGACGTTGCAGGTGCAGCACTTGGAGAGTCAGCAATTGCGGGGGACATGGGTTTACTTAACCAAGCCAACGCTCGCCGCTCTGGAAATAATGTCACTATCAACGTGACTGGCGCCGACCCTCAGGCGGTAGTCGATGCCCTTGTCAAATACTCGCGTCAAAATGGTTCCCTTCCGGCACAGATAAAAATCTCACGATGAGCCTGTTTAACGGTTACAAAGTTGAGTACTTCAGCGGGTCGGCATGGGTTGAACTTCAAGAGCTCACCTCTCTAGATTGCACTATCGGCAGAAAGAACGTCACCGAAAGTTGGTCTGTTTCCACAGCATCCTTCAGTTTTCGCTATCCGACAGGATTTGCGTCGCCTAATACAGCGTTGCTGGTTGACGTGCCAATCAGGTTTTTTTCGCCCGGAAACATAGTTACCGCTGCATGGACGGGATTTATTAGGGATGTTCGGGTCACTTGGGGTATGCCATTTGAGTCAGGCATAGGCGAGGCAGATCTCCTGACGATTGACGCCGAGGGTGCTTTAGGCCGTTGGGGACGTACAGAGGGAGACGGGTTTACCGCGTCTCTTAACTTAGCTAACGGTCAATTGACCGAGGTTGCAAACCACTACGGTCTTAACTGGAACGGGAACCTCACAAGTGAGCCTGTTAAAGCGGTAGCCACTGAAGGCCCACTCAGCAACTGGTTGCAAACATTTATGAACACGGTCCAAGGACGACTCATTGACGGAGCCCCCAGATCATCTCTAGACGACGCCAATCGCAGAGGCAGCATTGCTGTCATTTCAAACGCGTCAAGTTTCCTAACCACATCACAATTTTCTGACGTTTCCAACAACTCAACCAACGCCATTTACAACCTTTTAGATTTTGACACGCTTGCCGACAACTACATCACAGAAGTAATTGTCAAAGCTCCTGGACTGCCTGACGCAGTTGCTCAATCTGGGTCTGCTCCGTATCGCAGTTTTATCTTGGAAACCTACGCAGTCATCACCACACAATCTGAAGACATTGCGGACTATTACTTAGCTTCCGTTGACGACCAAGTAGTTGCCCCCAACGCTGTGTCTGTGGTTTCAGGTGGTCAAAAAGGCACCAACGTCGACACGCTAAATACAGCTTCCTTTTATTTTCTACCGGCATACAAGACCCGCATCCAGTTTCGTGGCACCACGTTTGCGGCGCGTATTGAGGGGGCAACCATGACGGCAACCCCAGAACAAACCCGCGTCACCTACTACCTGTCGTCTGCTGATGCCAACCCGTATTTCATTTTGGACAGCACAGACTTCGGCGTTTTAGATCAAAACAAGTTGGGTCTTTATGTCTATTAGCAACACACACACCAAGTTAGGATTTTAGTTATGCCAGTACCAGATTTTTCACCGGGCGAGGTCCTGACCAGTTCGGTCATGGACCGAGTTGGCCTATGGCACATCACTACAGTCACCCCTACACCTGCCAACACAATCGTCGTAAGTAACGTGTTTACCTCGGGCTTTCGCGACTACCTAGTTATCTGTACTCCAATAGGCGTCGTCGCCGGCAGTGACATCACGTTGCAATTACGCACTGGTGCTTTTCCAGCTGTGACCGCTTATTACATGACCAACCTTTTTGTCGAAGGCACATCAGTGACTTCAAGTGGTGAAAACAATGTCGGCTCATGGCGAGCAATGAACCTTGGCGCCGCAGGAAACCCAACGTTTAACTCTCTCAAATTTGACGTTTACGGACCACAGGTTGCTAGCCATACTCGGTATCAAGTAAACGGTGGCGGTTGGTCAGGTTCACAAGTCCGTTATCGTTCCGCCGTTGGATTTCAGGGGGAATCAATTTCGTTTGATGGCTTTCAGTTAAACGCCAGTTCAAACATCAGCGCGACCATCACGGTCTATGGATACAACAAGGGTCAATAATGAGCACTTACACGATTACTGAATACGACGTAGCAACCGGCATTGAAACCACACGTGAAATGACACCTGAGGAAATTGCCGATTTACCAGAACCACTCGATGAAGCGCCTGCTCCCGCTGCTGATCCTGCTTAGTAGCTGTGGCTATGACGGGTCATACCGTTACCCCTGCCAAGACCCAGCCAACTGGGATGCGGTCGACTGCCAGCCACCAATCTGCACAGCCTCAGACACCTGCACCACCGACATACTCCCTAAGGAAATAACCGATGCCCCCGTCAGTACGCCAGCACCCTGAAAAGCGCCACACCCCCGAGGAAATCCACGCACGGCTTATCTTCATTATCGGCATCACCTTGGCCGTGGTGTTTGCAGCGTCCGTTCTGTCGATGCTGTACGCGCTCATCTTCATCACCCAGCCCCTGACCTCTCAAAGCCCTAACGATGCTGCCTTCATAGATCTCGTATCGACGCTGTGCGTTTTTATGACCGGCTCGCTGGCGGGGGTGCTTAGCGCAAACGGTTTGAAGTCAAAACCAAAGGAGTCAAGCAATGCCTCGTAAATACCTTTTCTATCCTGCGTGGAACGGCAAGAAAGCCTCACCAGTTCTTGAGCAGTTTGTCAAGAACATGCGCGCTCGTCACAAGTTCACCAACATGGGGATTTATGCCAACCGCACGATGAGAGGCTCAGAGAACCTGAGCGTCCACGCCACAGGCTGGGCATGCGACATTGGCTACACGGACCGCAAGACAGCTGTGATTGCGTGGGACTGGCTCATTGCCAACACAGAAACGCTCCGCATTGCTGAGATTCACGACTACGCATACAAGGACCCAAAGCAGACCAAGGCTTGGGGTCGCGGGTACAGGTGCTCTCGAGGCTCTGGTCTTAAAGGGGTAAAAATTTTTACGGCCAATGACAACGCTGGCACTCCTGGCGGTAAATGGCTCCACGTGGAAATTGACAACACGTGGAAAAGCGCTGCCGAATTCCAATCTGCTTGGGCGTCACTACCCAAGCCATAGGACTCTTGCCGGCGACGGGACATTGCCAGCGAGATTAGGGGGTGGGGTCGATGTTTCTCCCCGATCCTGCCCCCGCCCCCTCGGGGTGCTTGACATGTGTTTACACGCTCGCTACTGTGTTTACACACGGGGTGCCCGCCCCGCCTACATAGGAGAAACACAATGCCAGAAATGGACACCTTCCACGCCACAGTCCTCGAGGGATACTGGTGGGGACTTGACGCCTACGAAATCGCAGAACAGCTCGGAGCTGACCCACGCGAAATCGCCACCATCACCGACACATTCCGAGACTTGGGGTACTAATGAACTTTCAAGACCTGCCATTATTCGCCGGCATTAACCGCCCGCCAGTTGACCGCAACGTCACACGCACAGGGCCTCAGGAGACGTCACAGGAAGCCGCTAGACGGGCGTTAGGGCGCACAGGCTCCCAACGACGCGCCATCTACGAGGAAATCCGCTCTCGAGGCACTGACGGTCTGACCTGCGACGAGATCTGTGTCATCTTGCAACTGCTTGTCCAGTCAGCCACTCCAGCCATCAACACGCTTGCTCGTGACGGCTGGCTTGAGGACTCAGGTCGTCGACGCAATACCCGTTCAGGCAACGCCGCAATAGTCTGGGTGGCTATCCCATGAACATCTTCTTTGTCTCTGTGCCCCTCTGCATCTTCTTTGGTTGCTTACTGCAAGCCATGTACGACGCCAGCAAAAACCCACGGCCCTACCACCACCGCCCATACAACTGGCAGGTAGAAGACGAGGAGCTATGGGACTGATACCCACCTTCCTCTATGAGGAACTACGCTCAGAGGACGGACTTGTTCTCGTCCAGATCTTTCGTGACATTTATAACCCGGACCTGATCATTCGCACCACAGTCGCCACTCGGCGCTGCCGTGGGCAAGTGTGGGGGCCACCTACCAAAGTTGAGAAGGTTGATTAAACGTGCATTGCTCTGCTTCGCAGTACTCACCGTATCTATCCCGTCCGTGCAAGCATCAGCTGCACCCGAGTGGAAATGCCCCCAGTGGCACGACCTATTCCGTAAACACAAACTCCCCATCGAATGGGCCGACAAAATCTGCTGGCGTGAGTCCCGAGGGATTGCACAAGCCATTGGCTGGAACTACCGCAAAGGAATGGACCACACCAACTGTGTGCTATCGCCGGCACCTACTTACAAGAATTGCTCGGCCGTTCGTTCTTATGATGTCGGCATTATGCAAATCAACTCGGGGCACAGATCGTTAACGGCACGGGTATGTAAACGCCCAGCGCGTCAACTGATACGCTCTCTGACAGACCCTTCCTGCAACCTGAAGGTAGCCAGCGTCCTCTGGGACAATGGCAAAGGTGCAGCTCACTGGCGAGCAACGTCAGGCAAGTAAACATAAACAT